CAGCGATTCCGCCCATTCGAGGGGAGACAGCGGGGTCTTGCCGTCCTTCCCGTACACGACTTCGCCGGCACGGTCGGTGGCAACGGGCTCGCCGTCTTCGCTCAGTTTGAAGGTTCCGCGGGCGCGGAGGATGATGTCCTCGGCAGCCTCAGGCAGCGCGCCGGCCTTGATCGCGGCAGCTCGGATGGAGTCGGCCAGCACCTTGTCGCTGTACTTGGCAGCGAAGGCTTCGGCCTTGTCCGCACGCTCATTGGCGGCCTTGACCTGCTTGTCCAGGTCGGTGCGCAGGCGCTCGGTGCGGCGGTTGATTACCTCATCCAGCTTACCCTCGGCGATCAGCTTCGTCTCTTCGTCCTGGCCGGCCTTGGCCAGCAGGCCCTTGACCGCCTCAATGTCCAAGCCGTCGAACTGACCTTTCAGCTTATCCAGCTCGGTCTTGATGGCCTTGTTGGAGCCAATCAGCTCGGTGTTTTTGGACTTGAGGCCCGAGACCTCGCCATCCAGGAATTTCTGCACCTCGCCGCCCAGCGCCGCCTTCAGCACGGCAGTTTGGGTCTCGTCGAGGGTGAGGCCGTGGGCGGCCGGGTCGAAGTCAAAAGGCATGTGGCTATCCCCTGGGGATTAGTTGGCCCGCCTCGCGGGCATAAAAAACCCGGCAAAGCCGGGTTGTGGTTAATTCACGAGAGATCAGGAACTGAGAGTGAGAAGGTTCTTATGGATAGGGCCCTCAAACTCGCGGAGTGTTGTCGCGACTACGAACTTGAGCCCTTTCATCCTGCCCCCGCAGTGATCACGGACGAATTCGGCGATTTGCTGATCGGCACCATACGGAAGGTAGAGTGATGCGCTATCTCCATACGACATTGAGACCGGCAACGAATCGCCTCCCCACGCGAAGTGGGTGAACTGAAAGTAGCGGTTGGCGTAAGGAGAATGGACTGAAAGCGAGATCACTCTCACTGGCCTTTTACCGTCGGATGTCAGGTTTACAGCAATGAACCAGCCGCCCTCGCCAGTATCCGCAATTGCCGATCGGACAGAGACGCGGATGTTTTCAACGTCCTCTCTTCGCTGCTTGTCAGCGAGCCAAAGAGTAGTGATTACCGCAGCCAGCGCCCCTATCCCTGACACCCAGCCACCTAGCATTGAGAGAACAGGGACCACCTCGTTTACGAACGATGCGTTGCTTTTGCCAAGCCCGAACGACAGGCCAAGTAGAAACGCAAGGCCAACCAATAAAACGACAACAGGCACCCAAAGTAGCTTCAGCATTCCTCTTTCCTTGGCAGTAATGCGCAGCATGCGCTACCGCAATGATGTCCGAAGCTCGGATCGCCTACCAGTGGAGCAACAGTGACTCATAGACCTGCACGCTCAAACGCCAACGGTTCCAGCTCCTTGAGCTGGTCGAGCGTCAGCGGCTTGAAGTTCTTGTCCAGTTGCAGCGTGGCGAAGCGTTCAGCTGTCAGGCCGCCATCACGGAACAACTTGCCGCGCACCGGCCCCAGCGCAGCGTTTTGGAACGCAATGGGCTGTGTTTTGAGCCACTGGTAGTAGCTGAGGCTCGCAGAGACCTGCCCGCCGCCATCCGCGCCCACTGCTGCCCTCGTGGCGCCTTGCCCGAACAGCGCCGACAACTTTGTGATCGGTGTGATGGTGGTCCGGCAGTGAATGTGGAACGGGGGCACAGGCCCCTTCCCTATCTCGTACTGGCGGCCATCCAGGCTTCGGCACTGCACGCTGGTCTTCCGGTCCAGGGTGGCGACGATGCGATAGCCCGCCACCAGGTCGGCATTAGCCTTGAGCGTTTCCATGCGCGCAGTGGTGGCCACATGTTGGACTGCGGTCTGGACGACTGCCCGGGCGCTTCGATTAGTGACCGCCAGCACGCCATCGGTAAAGTTCTGCGCCGCGGTGCCGCGAATGGCCTGAGTAATCTCAGCGTTGGTCTGACCCTGCACGACACCCATTCGGATGGCGTTGGTTACCCGGTCCGACTCGGTGCGGGTCCAGCCACTCAGAAAGGGCTTCAGCAGCTTGCCTCCATCAACGCCAGCTACCTGCAGGGGCTGCGTGTTAATCGCCGCCATGAGCAGCGAGTCAGCCGGCATGACCGCATCGATCAGCAGCGCCTTGGCCAGGCTACGGCCTTCGAACGCTGCCTCGTACTGCGCGATATCCACCAGGTCGGACTGCATTCGGTCGCTGAAGGCCTTGTAGATCTCCAGCAGCTTGCCACCTACCCGCCCAAGGAACTCTTCCAGCCTGCTCCGGCCGTAGGTGGTCAGTTCCTTGCGGGTGAGCTGGTCACGGACATGGCTGTCAGCCCGGCGCAGGTAGGTTTCAAACTTCTTGACCTCGCCGGCCTTGAGCCGCTCAAGCAGTACCGAGTGGCGGCTTACCTGCTCCAGCAGCTTCTCGTCCGCTGTTTGCTCCGGTTTCGTCGCCATCGTCTTTGTCCAAGTTGACGCCACCGGCGCCGTGGTCGTCGCCGATCAGTCCGGCCTCTTCGCCGTAGGGGCGCTCTGGCAGCTTGCCGGTGGTCAGGTACTGCCAGTAGGTCTCGGCGCTGATGGTGCCGGCCATGACACTTTTCTGCAGCTCAGCCAGCACTTGGGCGTTGACCTCTGGGATTACAAACTCCGGTTTGACCGTGAAGACGATCTCGTCCGGGTCGTAGCCCGTCCACTCTGCCGCATAACGCAGGGCCTGCTCGATGGCCGCCGCCGCAGTGATGACGATGCTATGCAGCGTGGCGTGCTGGTCGTTCTGGCGGGTCTTGCGGGCCTCGCCCGACTCGGTGCCGGAGACGTCCATGACTTTGGCGCCAGCCTCAAGGGCGGCGTTCTTCTGGTCTTCCATCGCTGTGCGGACGGCTTCGATGCCGGCGCCCTGGAACTCCAGGTAGCCACAGGATCCGCTGGGGCCTAGATCCCATGCCGCCGACGGGCCGGTGACGCTGAGTTCAACGCTCTCGTCCAGGCCGGAGACCCACGGCTGCGGGTGACTGGTCTGGTGCAGCGCGGTGAAGTAGTCGGCGCTGAGCTGGTAGGACTTCAGCGCGGCCCGGGCCATGGTCAGCAGCGGGATCTCGTCCACATCCGGCGAGTTGTCAGTCGAGCCGCAGTAGATGACCGGGATGTAGTCCAGGCCGCGAACCAGGACGCCGTCGCCATTGACGGTGCCCAGCGGGCGGTCGTCCTCGATCAGCTCCCCGGCCTCGTTGCGCACGCCCGTGCGACAGACCGCGCCGTCCATGTAGAACTCGCGGTACACCGTTTCGCATTCGTGGCTGTAGCGGTCCTGCTCCTTGCGCCTGAACTCTCGGAACACGGACAGCACCAGGTCCTGCCGGCCACCTTGGTCGGCAGTGTCCCAGTTGATGGCATTGCGCACCGCGTATGTAGCGAAGTACGGTTGGCCCTTGTCATCGATGTTGACCACTAACGGCACCCGGCCATGGGAAATGGCCTGGCGCACGATCCGCAGGAACAGCTGGGTTAGGCCGAAGCCGTCAGCCGTGGCATTGTCCTCCAGCCCCTTCAGCCCAGCAGGCAGCTTCACCTCGGGGATCAGCCTGGAGACCAGGCCCATCATTGAGCGCAGCGAATCCCGTACCCAGTGCTCGTACTGAGCCCGGGCGGTGTAGTTCTGGTACAGGTAGGCATTGCCGGCGCCATCAAGCTTTTCGGCCTCGGTCATGCCGCTCGGCTTGGGCAGGTTCCGCGGGCTGCGCTTGATGGCGCCCTCGCCCTCCAAAGCGTCGTCCATCATCCGCCACTCTTCGATGTGAGCGTCGTAGTCTGGGTTGGTGGATTGAACAGGCATTACGCCAAACCTCCGATGCGGCGAGTGCCGGCGGACTGTGTCTTGATCGGGAACCGCTTGGCGATGAAGTAGCCGGCGGCGTCGTTCATGTGGTCGTGCCCCTTCTTGGGGTCCTTGTCCGGCTCACCCTTGTCGGTGTACGTCTGCCGCTCCAGGCACTGGGTGAGCTGCGGACATTGGTCGATGTTGACCTTCATGCGCCGCTCGCCGTACGTGTTGAGGAACATGGCGTTGACCGCGTTGATGCGATCCTTCACACCGGGGTTCTGTGAGTCGACCACAACGGTGAAACCAGCCTTCTTGAGCAGGGACAGGTCCGACTCGCTGGCGTTCTTGCTGCTGGTGTTCTGTCCGCTGGCGTCTGGGTACACGGAGATGCTGTGTCCTGAGAAACGCACCTTTATCTTCTCGATCATCTCAGGCGTGTCGCGCACCGAGTGGAACTCGTCCAGCGCCAGCGGCAAGCCGTCACGGACCACGTACACAACCGCGGCCATCTTCATGACGTTGAAGTCCATGCCGATGTGTATGGCCTCGCCCGGCTTGATGCGCTCGCTGGTACTGCACTCGGCCCGGTCGAAGGTGTAGTAAACCACCCCGGCATAGTTCTCGAACCCGGCCTCGTATTCCTGGCGGAACGTACGAGGGTCCATCTTGCGCCGGGCGGCGTCCAGTTCATCGGCAGGGACGTTGCCGCCCTGCAGTGAGGTGTATTGCCAGCTCTTGTGATCAGGCTCGCCACCTGGCTGCCCGTCGCGGTAGGTGTCGTAGCAGTGGTTGAAGCCCTTCGGGGTGCCGATCCGCAGCGCATGCCCGCCTTTGCGCGACTCTCCGGTCTGGGGAATCGTATATTGGCAGGTGGAGAGCATCGGCCTGAGCACTTCTTCCCAGGCTGCCCACGGGCAGTCCGCCCATTCATCCACTAGGACGAAGAACAGACCAGAGCCCCGCAGATTGTCGTAATTGTCCAGGCCGACCACGCGCATGATGTGGCCGGACTTGAGGGTTATCGAGCACTCCGTCTCGTTCGGTCGGGCCGCGCGCCATGCCTCGGGGATGGCCTGCTTCAGTCGGCGCCAGAAGACCCGCTTGGCCTGCTTGAACGTCGGCGCGCCGTACCAAATCTCGTCCTCGACGCTCACGCCCCACTCCGCAGCCAGCCGCGCCGCGCGGCGCATCTCAGCCTTGCCGAGAAAGGTCTTGCCGAACCGCCGGCCACACACTGCGTCTCGAAAACGCGCCTCAGGCTGGAAGCCCCAAACGTAGATGTTCGCCTGCTTCGGCGTCAGCTTCACCGGCGGGTCATAGGTACGGGGTAGTCGGGACACCTTCGTCTGGCTCCAGCTTGTACTCAGCAACGGCGTGCTGCTGGTCCGCCTGGGAGCCCAGGGGCTTATCGGGTTCGATCTTGCGGTTGACGTACATGTCGCCGCATTCCTTGGCGGCTTGCTCATACAGCTGAGCTGTCAACGCCAGGTTGCGCATGTTCTCGGCCTTCTCAGCCATTCGCCCAAGGCCGCGCAGACGGAACGCTCGGTTGGCAATCGGGATCTCGGCCACCTCCTCACGGAAGCGCTTGCGGGTGTCCTCGAACAGGGTCCGCCACTTCGCTGCCAGGTTGGCTCCGGCACGCTTGGTGGGGTCGTGCTGCTCCACCTGCTGGCGGGTCACGTCGATGTCGAATTCTTGCTTAACGGCCTGTGAGACCTGGGTCGGCGTGTCGAAGCACGCCAAGGCCTGAACGATGAAGGCCTTCACATCGCTTGTCAGGGCTGCCATAGATTGGGTTCCGTCTCATGCCTGTCTCACATCAGGCCAACTTGAGCAGACAGGTTCCGCAGGCCCTCGAAATGTTGATCTTGGCCACCTCAGGCGGCCGGCTTGCAGCGTCGATCAGCTGCTGTACGTCGTCACTGGCACCGTAGCGCTTCACCACCCCGACGAACTCTTCGACGTCATGGCCGCGAAGGTAGAGCTTGGGCATTCCGTCCTGGGTGAACTTGGGTGCGCCGTACTCATCGGTTGCCTGGGCGATGTGGTAGAGCTCGTGCTCGACCAAGGCGCAGAACTCAGCGTCGGTGCACTGTGCGCAGTAATCGGCGGCCAGGGTGATGAGGTAGGTCGGCTCCTCACCGAACCACTGCCGCATCTGCTGCTCCTGTCGGGCCTTCTGCCATCCGCCAGCGCGGAACATCAGCTGTTCGGCTTGACCGAGAACCACGCGCCCCTGCTTGGAGAATCCGCTCGATGCCCACAGCACGCCGATGTTGGCGTCGATCAGGTGGGCATGCTCCGGGTTATGGATGCTGCCAGTATCGGCGAGGATCTCGCGCTGAATCCACTCCCATACTTCGGGTGCTGGCTGGAGCGTAAGCCACACCGACTCGAGGAGGTCGTTAGCCGGCAATGGCCTGTTCATCCTGCTGGTCTCCACCGGTGCGAGTAGCAACTGCATAATGTTGAATGGCGTCTGCGTGCGCGTAGTGATTCAATCGATCTGCACTTAACACAAGGAGATGTGCATGGAGTTCTTCAAGATGCTGGAAATCCTGTCACTTGGGTTCTACTCGGTGGCAGGGGTAATCGCATTCATGGGATTGTATTTGCTGCAATACGGCGCTCGTTGCCTGGATGCTTGGAGGAAGCGCGAGTCTGGCCCTACCGACCGGGTGATCTTCCACCTGATTATTGCAGCGCTCGTTGGATTGCTGTGCGGCAGCATCATCCAAGGATTGGTAGATGTAAAAACAACTTGCGACCTCAGCGGCCTACCCTTGGCAGCATGCCTGTTTAAATAGAGCTCTGCGCCATTTCGGTGAGGCTCTATTGAGGGCCTCATCCCCTTTGGCAGTCTTTCAGATACCCACCGACGAAGCGCTGTGGTTTTGCTGTCAGCGACATAGGGGATTCCTTGAGACCGGTTGTCTCGCTCGGTAAGAGCTGAGTATTGGGTTACGTGCTGACCATCTTGTGCGTCTCGGAGTGTGCGTGACCGTGTAGCAGACCGACCAAAAGGCCTTGGGGAAGTCCTGCTTCTTTGGCTGCGTCGATAGCCTTCACGATAGCCGTATCGAATTCGGCTACCGCATGGACGATATCCTTGCTTATCGGCAGCTCATGGCGAATGCGGGTGACGTTGCTCATTCAGAGTGAACCTCGATCTTGATTCCTCGACCAACCCAGTAGCTGAAGCGCTCAGGGCATGGCTCTCGGCCGGTCAGTTGCGCAATGGCGAGGACGCCTGCCAGGTAGTACTTGAGCCACCACTTCAGGCGGTTTCGACATCTACGACTATCAAGAGAAGGAAAGGCTTAAGCGCGGCTTTGCTGATAGATCAATTGCCTCAGTCGCCTGCGACAAGACGAACGCCGACCCACGTAATCCTGATGAACAATTCCCCACATTGGGTTCAATCTCCAAAAGACAGCGCCTCTCGGTTCTTCGGCGCATTAGCCATCTACCTTCCGACTCATGAACCGGTCAGAGTAGTCGCGCAGCTTCTCTACGCCGATGAAGCCGACCATGCAACCAGCAAAGGTAGCCAGATTGGTCGGCAGGGCGAAGTATTCAAGCAGCGGAACAAGGCTGGTGCCGATCAGTCCACAAAGGATTCCCTCTAGGACCATCTTGCGCCGACCGCCGCCACCATAGATGACGCGACAAAGCGCAACAGCAGCAGCAGTGCCACCCGCATACAACTGTGGCTGATGGGCTCCAAGCCATGCAAGCATGGTGGCCCAGAAGCCAGGATCTTTTTCAGGCATTTTCATGGTCTCGACTTCCCCTCGCTGGGGGCACAAAAGGAATCCCGGGGTTTGCCTAGGCGATTTAACAGGACAAGTGCCCCATCAATACAAACAGGCAGTCGAGACATCTGGGGCATGCTACTAACGTAGCCCCAGTAAAATAGCGACATTAGTCGTAAACCCGATACCAACACCCTCTCGAGGATACTACGATGGAGATGCTGATTTATTAAGCAGGGTTATCGTTGTGACTCAGATGTTGGCGATCGCCAAACCATTCGAAATTCATGTTGTCCGGGAGGGCAAAAAAAAAGTGATGCGAGTAGGTGTACTGACAATGTCAGATATCTGCGCACTAAAGGCGGTACTGATGGAGTGCGGGATGTGTTTCGGCACATTAAGTACCATACATGACAGAAAGACTCTCATTGCTCTCACGAGCAGCTATGGAATCAAAAATGTGCGTTGGAACAAAGCCATCCACACAATACCTTTTGTAGTTAGGATGGAGCGTGCAAAAAAACGGATCGACATCTATCAGATTTAAGTCTGATACCGGAGCTTGGCCTCAGACCACTGCGGAGGTAACTCTTTCGCACAAAAAAGCCCAGCTCTAGGCCGGGCTTCTTTGCGATTTTTGCCTTAGGCAAAACTCTAACAATGGATAAATAGTGCCACTACGCGTGCGGGAACGCAATAGGCCCTCATGCGGCCTCCTTCATTTCGTAAATTGCAGCTGCCACCGGCGAGAGCGCGCGCTTGTCCAGATCCTCGCAAACCTCGAAGCAGATCTGCACGAATGGCTCCCAGTCCCTGGCCCAGGCGCACGATGGAAGCGTCACGCCATAGACATCATCGATCCAGCGCTTGAACCACTCTGGGCTTTCGAACGGATCCTGTGCCGACGATTGCCCGCCCTGGTGCATGCGCCGGTACCGGAACATGACGCCCTTGGCCACGTACTCGCAGCGCTCGCGCTTGGCCGCGGTCATCCGTCCGGACCTGGCCATGGCCAACGAGAACACGCACTCCTCGGCTACCTCGCGCTCGTTGTCGCCGCTCTGCGGGGCGTACATGAAGTTGCCGAAGGCGCGTAGACTGCCGGGCAGCTTGAAGATTGCCGCCTGCACACCACCGGCCAACGCCTGATGCACGGCATGGCTCGCCTTCCGCTGCTTGTCTGTAGTCTGGACCATAGTGCCCAACAGGCCCAGCTGTTCGATGAAAACGCCCTGGCTGTCCCACGCCGTGTAGAGGCAGTCGTGCCACGCTTGGCGTGCGCTGTTCAGTTGCATGGGCCGTTCTCCTTCTTGCGGCGACTTTCGACGCCCTTGGCGCGCACTACGCACCAGGTGGAAGCGATGGTCATGGCCAGCAACAGCGCGCCTGCGGTATCTGCGATAGTCCAGTTCATGCTGCTGCCCTCCTCAGGTCTTTGAGCTTCTGCCTGTACAGGGCCTTGATGGCCTGCAGGTCTTCGATGGTCAGGCGCTGGGGCTTATGAGGCCCTTCGAGGAACTCCACGGCTTCGGAGCCGATGCGCTTCACCAACCGGATGCGGTACTCGACCGCGTTGCCCGACAGGTTCCGGTTGCACTTCACGCATTGCCGATGGACGTTCAGCGGCTCGAACCGCAGCTCCGGGCAGGCGCCCACCGACCGGTAGTGGCCGGCATCCCAGCGGCTGCCGGTGATGAGGTCGTGGTCGCTCGGGTTCGAATCACAGCTGATACACGGCAGGCCGGCGTCGCGCTCGCGAATGTAGGCATTGAACGCAGCCTGCGCCTCGGCCATGTGCTCGCGGCGGGTCTTCAGCTTCTCCCGGCGCTCCTTGAGGTCTTCCCGGGCCTGCTTGGTAATTGCCTTGGCCGCAACCTTCTGCAGCTTCGGATCTTTGGCCATGGCCTTGGCACAGGCGATGCTGCACACCTTCTGGGTAGTCATTGTCGGCTTGAAGAGCTTTCCGCAACCTGGCGCCTTGCACTTCTTCGGCTTGATCTCCTTGGCTAATGTCATGCCGCCTCCTCACTCAGCAGGTCACCAAAGAACACCCCCTGCGGCGCGAACTCGGCCACGATGCGGTCGGTGTACTGGCAGCCCTGGGCCCGGTCGAACAACCGAGTCACCGGGAACCCATCCGGCCCGAACATGGCGCACGGCCCCATCAGGCGCAGCTTCACGTCGTAATCCAGGTGGATGAACGACTCAGCCCAGCCGGTGCGGAACTCGGCGCAGCCGGCGCGCATGATCGGCACGCCGAAATGCAGCTTGCAGTACCGGCGAACATCCTCGATGTCGCCCATCTCGGTGCTCTTGGCGACCCGGTCGTACATCGCGAACCACAATGCATTCTGGTCAAGGGTGCGGTCCTTTCCCGGGCGCATGCTGACCACGACGAACTTCTTGTCGCGGAACATGCGGGTGAGCATGGTCACGGCCTCGGAGAGCTTGGCCTGGCTGTTGACGCTGATCTTTTCAGCCATGAGCACTGCCCTCCAGACGGTCCATCGACTTGATGAGCGCGCGATCATGCTCAACCAGGCCCCGGGCCTTCGAATAGAGCGCGTGAGCGCGCAGCCCTGTGTATGGGCTGCTGGAGTAAAAGTCCCAGCTCAGGTACCAGCCGCCTAGGACAGACAGAGCGTTGTTCACCTGCATGCGGAACAGGAGATCTCTTTGGAGTTGGCTCATACGCCCTCCCCGGCCGGCTGCCCGGCGCGCTTGATGTTCAACTGGGCGATGGCGACTCGTGTTTGTCGCTTGCGCAGATAGGTTTCGATCCGGCGGCGCTGGTCTTCCTTGGCGCGCTCGCGATCTTTCCTGGCCTTGGCCGCCTTGAGGATGCAGCGCACCTCGGCGAGCTTTTCCCGCGTCTTCTCGCTGGCCTGCGGGCGGAATGCACCGGTCAGCAGGCCAGCAATTGCTTCTCCGTCCTGGGTAATCGGTGCAATGCGCAGGTCGGCCAGGTACTTGGCGCCGGTTTCCTGGGTGATCAGCTGGGCGCGAACGGCGGACTCGATGGCCACCACCCTGCGCCCGGCGTCGTAACCCAGCGACACCTCCCACTTGGCCGGCTGATCCTCGGCACGGGCGAAGCTGACCAGGCGCTCGTATGCGCTCATGAAGGCCATGCGGGCGCCGATCTTGTCGCCAGCCTCAAGGATTGGCTCTGAGGCGATCATGGCCTGGCGTATTTCAGTGGTGAGCACCACGGTCTCGTGCTCGTCACTGGCCGCCAGCGCGATCGACCACGCCTCATCCTTGCCGGGGCGGGTGTCAGCCGCGTGGATGTGCTTGAGTACCATGCCAAGCGAAAGGCGCCCAGCAGGCTCTCTACGGCACGCGCGCAGCGCACCAATGATCACGTTAGGCTCATAGGCCGAAAGGTCCTCAGCGATGAGCTGAGCGCCTCCAGCGCTGATGGTCTGCCCCATCGCCTCGGCAGTGGCGCAGATGGCAATGGCCAGTTCGGCTTGTTCGTCAGAGGAAAGCATTGCGCTTACCCCCCTGACGGTTCCGGATTGCGTCCGCCGCTTCCTGCGCCGCGTTCATGTTGGCCTGGGTCTGCTCCAGCTGCCGGGCAGTCGTGGCGTTCATCTGGCGATTGGTCACCCACTGGGTGTGGTAGGCCTCGGCCTTGGCCAGCAGGTCGCCCAGGTTGTGGCAGCCGTTGATCAAGCGCGCGTCGTTGACAGTCAGGAAGTACGCGGCCACATGGTGGGCAACGTCGATGCCGAGACGACTGATGAGTTGCCCAACCTGCCCGCCTGCTTTGGCGTTCCACACTGGCCAGGCGTGGTAGCGCTTACGGTAAGCCATGGCGTAGTTCGCCCAGGCCTTGAACGTTTTGCAGTTCGAATCCTTCGGTCCTGGCATGTCAGCAGGAATCTCACAGCGGGGTTGCTGAGCCGCGAACGGAACCACGATCCCCTCCGCGACCATGGCTTCAGCCTGGGTCGCAACGGGTTCAATGACTGGTTCCTTTACTGATTCAAAAGAGTGACTGGTTCTGGGTGCAGCTCCTGCACTACCCCCTAGTGAATCTGCTGCACTAGGGGGTGAACCTGCTGCACTACCCTGGTGAATCTGCTGCACTACCCCTAGTGAATCTGCTGCACCACTCAAGGTGAGGTAGTAGACATTCGAGGAGTTACCCTTTGGCCCGCCCTTGCGAATCTCCTTGCGCAACAGGCCAGCACCGCACAGGGTGTTGATGTGGTTCATCACAGAGCGCTTGCTGATCTCGCACTGATCGGCGATGTGCTGATACGACGGCCAGCATTCGCCCTGGTCGCTCGCGTTGTCAGCCAGCTTGATTAGCACCAGCTTGCGCAGCGGATTACCGACCTTGGTCTTCATGGCCTTGACCATCAGTTCCATGCTCATGGCGACACCTTTGGCAGAACCTGGCGACGACCCTCTGAGTCAATTGCGCTCACAACTCCGTCAGCAACCAGTCGATCCATAAGCCGGCACGCAGACCCATAGGCAATCTTGAAATGCCGCTGAAGGGCGGAGATCGAGGCGCGCCCCGATTCGCGGACGAACGCTTCAGCCTGTAGTGCCTGGCCGCGCTCCTCGTCTTCGATACGCTTCATTAGCGTCGCGACTTCCGGGCTGATTGCGGAAACTTGCGGAGCCTCCCGGGAGGCCTGCCACGCCCACGCGGCAGCCTTGAGCATTGCGGCAGCGTCATCGTTGGCGGTAGCCGTCATCTCGCCGAAGCCGAATTCAGCGCGGAAGGCGGCCAGGAACTCGGATTTCATGCCGTCTGGCATGTCGTGAAGGCTCATACTGCACCCCGCACGGCCTTGTCGTGGGTGTGTAGGCCGTCCCAGTTCTTCTTCATGGGTAGCTCGCCGGTCAGGTACAGCTCGTACAGGCGCACCGCGCCCTTGCGCAGTAGCACAGGCGTGAAGCTGATGAAGGGCTCCCGGCCGTGCAGCGTGATTTCCTGTTGGTGCTCGGTCATGTACTTGTCGCGGGCGTAGGCGGCCACGCGGTAGCGGGTACCGGACTTGCTCTCGTTGTAGAGCCAGTTGCGGCCTTCAAGAAAGTGACCCACCTGCATCACGTTGACCCCATTCAGGCCCTTGCAGAACTGGACGTGGCTCATGCCCTCCTTGAATAGGTTCTCAAGGTGGTCGATCTTCTTGGCCTGGGCCTCGACCTTGACGGTGAGCAGGACGCGGGCCTTCTCCGACTCCAGGGCCATCTGGAGGATTTCCAACTTGCTGAGGTTGGCGGGCATCGGCTTCGCTACCTGTGCCTCCAGCTGCTGCCAGCGGTCCACCAGTGCGGCGGTGAATTCTGGCGAGAGTTGGGCGACCACCACGAAGCTGTCGCGCTTGTTGACGAGATACTCGGCAGCCTTCCGGCCCAACGAGTCGAGGTATTCCCCCAATGGGGGAAGATCAATCACAGCCGGTTTATCGGGACCTTTGGCCGTGGCCAGGCGCTCGATAGACTGCTTTACCTTGTCATGGCGAGACCCGACCAGGTCGGCAATCTCTCGCGACGACATCCGCGCCACGAAATCGTGGTTCGCATTTTGTGGCGCGGGCCGGATGAGGGCCTGTACACTTTGGGTCTGCATATGCATAATTCCCTTCAGAGTTTTGTGTTGCAGAGAGCCGGGCCGCTATCCCGGCTTTTTTGTGCCCGCAACTCGGGCTTATCAGGGCCTGTTCAGGCCTTTCGATGAAACGGGGTCACGACTCCTCGCGGGTTGCGAGGCTTGGTTCGGTTGGCCAGTTCTCGACGGATCAGCTCAGCTGCCAGCGCCTCAGGGCTTACGCCCCTTCTCATCGCCTCTTTCTCCAGCTGCTCCATCTGCCCCTGGTCCAATCCGATTTCTTCAATCGGCATGGGGCCTCCTAAGGGCCTTCAGGCCACGTGCTGATCGCCGGTATTCTCCGAAGCCAAGGCGGCCAGCTGAGCCTCAAGCAGCTCACGGCAAAGCACAGCGCGCTGAGTGCGATGAAACTTTGCCAGCGCCTGGATCAGCTCAAAGGTGTCCTCATCGACCCGGACCTTGATCTCACGGTCATGCAGGTGCTTGGGGTTGGCGTACATGCTTGGGTGGCTCCTTGCGGCTATGAAATTGGTTAAGCGGCGGATTTCTTGAGCGAGTTGGCCGGGTCGTCCTCGCGTTTCGCGATCAGCGCCCCGCTCGACTCCTTCTCCAAAACGCATTGCATTGGGTAGGAGAACCCGCCTGTCGTACGGCACTGAGAAACGCGGCTGCCGGTAACGCCCAGGGCGTCTCCGATTGCGCGGCCGGTGCCGAAAAATTTCAGGGCTTCGTCGTAGGTCATGGGTGTTTCTCCGATGTCTGCCACCGAGTTTAGAGTTCTAAACAACACAAGGCAAGTTATCTAAACAATGAAGTGTTTAGAATCCTTAATATGGAATTCAAAGACCGCGTCGTAGCGCGCATGAAGGAGCTAAATCTCAGCTCCACAGACCTCAGTAAACTGACTGGCGTGTCCAAGGGAACCGTGAGCTTCTGGATCAACGGAACGAACGGCGCCAAGGGCAAGAATCTGCTCGCCCTGGCGAAAGCGCTGGAATGCTCAGCGGAATGGCTGTCGGACGGCACTGGCCAGGCTGCTGATCAGCCATCGCCTGTTGGCGCAGCGTCGACTACTGCAGAACTGGTTGCGCAGATGCTGGCTTCCAAGGCCGGGAAGAACCTCTCCGAAAAGGCGCGCGAGGTGATGATGGCCGCCGCGGCAGAGGCTGACAGCCCGGACCATGACCAGGATTACCTGCCTGCAGCCTACTCGAGCCTGAAACCCACTCAGGAAGAGATCCTCATCCCCCAATACGATGTCCGGGCTGCCATGGGGCACGGTCAGGTACCGGCCGACTACAGCGAAGCAGTTCGCAACCTGGTCGTCCGCGAAGAGATCCTCCGCGAGAAAGGCGTCACCTACACCGCCCCCTCAGCGCTGGCGATGATTACCGGCTGGGGCCAGAGCATGGAAGGGACGATCAACGACAAGGATCTGGTCATTGTCGATCGTGGGATCAACGAGTTCATCGGCGAAGGCATCTATGTGATCACCTGGCACCAGGAGCTCTACATCAAGCGCCTGATGCGCCTCGATGAAGACCACTTCCGCCTGATCTCAGACAACAAGCACTACGAGAACCAGACCGCGCGGATCGATGACGTTACGGTGCACGCGAAGGTGCTGCTGATCTGGAACGCAAAGAAGGCGTAGCCATGCCCCTAACAAAGCTCAACCAGCAGCTGCGCCGAGACCTGAAGGATGCTGCTTTTGCCTTAGAAAACGCTGCCCTGGAGATCTTCCACAAGGCCCAAGGCGGTGAGGAAGCCCAGTTCTTGGAGGCGATGAAGCGTGTCGGGGAACTGCATGAGCTGGCCGATCGGTTGGTGGGGTATGGGGATGAGGTGAAGGCGGGAAGGATCACGCGGAAGACAGCGGAATAGCTCTATGCAAATTTTTTTGCGAAAACGGACGAGCGTAAGCATTCTGCCACTGACAGTGGCGACCAGACACACCATAATTCGAATGGACACTCGATGATAAAGACATTATGGACACGCTAAACGTATCTCCAGCCCTGCTAGATTGGGCCGCCAGCCAGATTGGCAAGACTCTTCAGGATCTTGCTACTTTAGTCGTGTCCGGAAAAGGGATTGATAGATTTGTGTCTGGCGAACTTACCGTTCGCCAGCTGGAAAAGGTCGCCAAAGTCACACACACCCCTTTTGGCTACCTGCTGCTAGACACCCCGCCAAGCGTTACCAAGCCTCGGCTCCCAGACATGAGGCAAGTCGTTTCTCCAGACCCTCTGGGGCCTGACTTTTTCGAGGTTCTTGACGACGTAATTGCGAAGCAGAACTGGTACCTCGACTATCTACATGAGATTGGCGCAGACCCACTACCATTCGTTGGAAGTTTTAGCACACGCGATGATCCCTGCTTGGTAGCAAAGCGTATTACGGAAACCGCAGGAATTGATTATGCTTTAAAGAAAACCTGCAGTAGTCAATCCGAATATTTTCGCGCGCTGTCTGAAAGATTTGAATCCATCGGAATACTTGTCTTTAAAAATAGCATTGTTAAAAGCAACTCTAGGCGGGGGCTCTCCGTATCCGAATTTCGAGGATTTGCCATATGCAATGAGTACGCACCAGCAGTATTCATAAATGGCAAAGATGCGGAGGCAGCATGGATCTTCACCTTAGCTCATGAAATTGCCCATCTTTGGATAGGTGAAAGCGGAGTTTCCGATATACCTTCCCCCAAAGATTTCATGCCGGGCAACAATGTAGAGTCTTTCTGCAATAGCGTTGCAGCAGAAATGCTCGTCCCCAAAGACGAGTTCTTATCTCTATGGAGTGGAAGCGACAGCGAGGCACTTGATCGTTCTAGCAGGCATTTCAAGGTAAGCAAGCTAGTAGTGGGGCGTCGAGCGTTTGAGCTCGGCAAGATATCTAGGTCCGCTTACTCTCAACTTTATGCACTGAGCTATAAAGCTGGCGGATCTGGAGGAAACCCATACGCAACCATACCTGTAAGAAATAGCAAGAAGGTCACCAATGCATTAGTCAAAAGCGCCATGGAGGGAAACATTTTGATTCGTGACGCCGCCAGACTCCTGAATATCACGCCGGACACAGTCACGAACCTTTATAAAAAGAATATTCGCACCTATGCATAAGTATCTAGTTGATTCAAACATATTTCTGCAAGCGAAGAACTTTCACTATCGGTTCGATTTTTGCAGTCACTTTTGGAGTTGGATAAAGCAGGCTCACCATGACGGGATGCTCTGCTCCATTCAGAAAGTAAAGAAAGAACTTAGCCGCGGTCAAGACGGCGACCCAGTTAAAGAATGGCTGAATGAGTTACCTGATAGCTTTTTCATACCTGACGATACTGACGCCAAGGTAATCGTAAAATACAGGGAGGTCATGCAATGGACCGCCAGCAACACTCACTTCAAAGACGCGGCAAAAAAAGAATTTGCTAGAAGTGATATAGCGGATGCCTTTTTGATAGCTGTAGCCATGGCTCATGGATTTGAAATAATCACGCACGAGCTAAGCAATCCTGACCGCAAGAACAAAATTCAGATTCCCGATGCAGCGTTATACTTTGGGGTTAAAACGCACTTTGTTTATGACGTGCTCAGTGATAACTCTAATAAAGATTTTTGCTTCACCCGAAAGGCTTTGTAGTCAGCTTGCGTCAAGATCGCAGCCCGCCCCGCGCCTGACATCTTGTTCTGACTCGCCCGCCTCGGCGGGCTTTTTCATGCCTTCACGCTTTTTTGACGACCTACCCTGCACAGTCAAGGCTCATCCGCGTCCCTACGTTAGCCCGCATAGCAGTGCGGGCTTTTCTTTTGGTGTCAGAAAGGCGCCCCCTCCTCGATCGCAACAAATTCATCATGAGTTTCTGCCTGGGGGTCGTCATCCGAGAATGCCTCCCAGCGCAGTGTGACCGAGGCTTCCTCCTCATTGAATTCCATTTCTATCCCATCAGTTTCCTTGAGAACCCCCATAACCTCCTCCCACTCGCGGTCGCCATCCGCGTCCAGTCGGTGAATTACAACCCACCTCTGCTGCTGCGCGGTCGGGTGGTTGATCATCGATGACACGCGAAGACCAAGGCGCTCCACGCCCGACATAACCGCTCTCTCCTGCTGCTTCTGGGGCTTTGCCATCTGACACTCCAATAACTGTATATCCATACAGGCTCGACACAAGATTAACCGATCTCCTGCGGAGCCGGAAGTCTTGACATTGCACGGCCTGCAGGAATCTCCGTTCGTCTCAACTGTTTAGATATCTAAAATAATTCTTGACGCGATCCGTTTAGTTTTCTAAATTCACCTCAAGCAGTCACTCACGAGGGACTGCAGAGGCCCTCAAGCCTCACCGCTCTTTAACAAACCAGACCGCCGAGCCTGCAGGCATAGCAGGCCACCATCCCCACAGGGCTCTGGTGCGATCAGGTGTGCCGCAATAGAGCGGCATCCAAGCGGCGCGCATGCCTCGACAGATGCAGGAAGCGCGATACCGGGTGAGCGACCGGAGCCTGAGAGAGAACAGAACGATTTACTGATGCCGGTTCGCTGAGCCGGCATTGGAAATCAACTGGAGTGACACGACATGAATCGCAAGCAATTCCGCAAAGCCCGCGTCGCCGTGAAGCACGACCGCATCAACAACACCTGCAACTGCCTCGTTCCGGGTTACGAAAAGGCGCTGATCCTTGAGCTGATGCACCGCCCACGCTCCTGGTGATTTCACTCGCAGCCATTCCTATGAGTGGCTGCTGGGAAAATCAACCCGAGGGCATTCACGTGAACAAAGAAGAAATCTACGACGACCAAATCAGCCCGCTGATGCAAAGCATCATCGGCATCTGCCGTGAGCACGGCATTGCAATGATCGCCAGCTTCAACATCGCCCACGACGGTGAAGGCCCGAACGGCGAAGACTGCTCCCGCCTTACCTGCACCTCCCATCTGCCTGATGGTGAAGGCGCTTTCGATGAGCGATTCAGTAAGGCCGCCGTGGCGATTCAGAAAGGCGCACCACACCACATCAGCATGAACATCGCCACGCAGCACGCCGATGGCACCCGCACCCTGACGGCAGTTATTTGATTCCCTGACAGCCGGAAAGACGGCCCGATGCCCTGCTCCCCATCGCAGGCTGCATCGGTGAGCGATCTGTTGAGTTCAGTAGGGCTCTCCCCGGCGCCGGGGATCCCGTGAAGGGCCGGCCCTTGCAGGCGGTTCCGCTGATACCGGTGTTCCTGGGTGGTTCGACTCCATCCGCAGATCGCTCACCGATGCAGAGTAGCGCCCAGCTCAGGGCGCGGTTACCGAAGCACCTGTGGACGTCCCTTCCCTCGCACTGGAGGGTAAACGAATTGCGCCGCTGGATGGGTCCACGCCAAGCCAGCTGCCGGGGTAGCGCCCGGCCTTTGCATCCCCTTCCCTTCACATACGACCGCATCGACAGGTGCCGGGCTTGGCTTTTCACGCCCAGCTTGGTCCCTGGTGCCCGGCATCTGATCGATGCGGTTGGCTACCGAGGTTCACACGATGAGCAAAGAAACAGGCGGGCCCGCCTTTCCAACGCAGATCAACAACAGCGGTAACGCAGCGATCAAAGGGTTCAATGGTGAGGAGATCAAGCCGCTTACCTTCAGCGCGTACCCAGGCATGACCCTGCGCGACTACTTCGCCGCCAACTCGCTGCAAGGAATGCTTCCGTACCCCGGCAACGAAATGTGGGGCTCTTTTGCTGAGATGACGCCGAAGCAGGCCGCTGAATCAGCTTACGGATACGCCGACGCCATGCTCGCCGCCCGGGTGAAGCCATGAGCGGCTGGATCAGGCTCATGGACAGGATTCCAGACCAGGGCCAGCGCGTACTCGTCTACTCGCCTGATCTCAGGGTCATGGCCGCGCAGTACTTCATGCACGATCCAGGAATCCACGACGGCGACACTGGCTTCTGCGATGAGAACGGAGACGACATATTCCCCGTTACCCACTGGCAGCCCCTCCCTTCCCCACCCACCGAGTAACCCACCACCTGGAGGCGACCATGGGCGCACTTCAAGCAGCACAACGGCACTACGACAACCAGTTGCCTCCTGAGGTGAGCGAAACACCGCAGGAGCGTGCCGAGCGTCACTGGATCGAAGAAGGCATCGACCAGCTGATGCGCGGCGCTGACTACGTGTTCCAGCGCCGCATGCGTCCCCAGCAGGGCGTGACGCAGGAGCGCTTCGCCGAGGCCGTGGACGAGTTCGCCATGGGCCAGCTTGGCCTGCAGGGGGCGAGTAAATCGGTGCTGGGCAGGCTGGTCCTGGCTGCCCACTTCAAGATCGGCAGCGAGGCGCGGAATGCCGCCGACGAGCTGATGGCGGTACCAAATACCGACTCAGTGCTGCGCGAGATTGCGCACACCCTGCTCCAGCCGCTGGTGAAGGATGGGCTCCAGGCCCAGGCCGAGGAGGCTCAATGAAAAGCCCTCACGTCCTGATCGACGAAGAGCTTGAGGCCATGGCTCACCCTGAGACGCCACTGTCCTGGCAGGCCATGGTCCTCAAGCTCCTCACCGAAATGCTGGCTGACCAGCGCATCACCATCGAAGAGTTCAACCACTACTGCGGGCGCCTCAACAAGATCGTTGATGGGCGTAAGGAGGTTGCATGACCACGCCATTGATCACCACGCTCATCGACGAACAGATCGCCGAACTGCCAGAGGCTCAGGCCATGCCGGCCGACCGGGTGCTGATGCTGTTCAAGGGCCCGACATTCGCCGCAGCGGTGAATGAGGCGGCGCTGGCCAGCATCGAGAACCCGCAGGCTTGGAAGTGCCGCGCCTGCATCTGCGGGGAGTGGACAGTCGGCTATGAGGTTCGGGCGTGACCTCCTATCAGCGGGCCCGCCGCATCGCAGCTTGGCGCGGTTCCTTCTCCATGCTCTTCGTCTGCACCTTCTTCATGCTCGCCAGCGCCCTCGCTGGCTGCATTACCTCCTGACGCAAGACGCCCGAGTAAGGCGGGCCCCTTCGGGGGATAACCGTGCCCGCAAGGGAGCGTAAGCCGGCAAGAGCGCGCAACCATCACCGGCAGCCATATCGGCCTTAGACCTCTGCAAGTCTGACCACGCATTGCCCCCGCGCAAAAAGCTAGCCCTCGCTCGGTCCCGGCACAGGCTTCTCAGTTTTTTCAATGGCTGCAGCCTGCTTCTTTGCAACTGCTGCTCGCTTTGCGACATCACGAGATAGCTCAAGGATGGTATTCGAGGCGCTTTGATACGAGTAGAAAAATCCCTTTCCTTGCGGCTCGTAAATGGTATTTCCCCGAGCAGTATCAGCCTTGTAGATCTCTTTAATTCCCAAGGCTGTAGCCAAGTTCACCATTATTTCTTCGAGAGTTGCACGCTGATCCAAGCCAGTATTTTTTATTGTCCCGCCGTAGAAACCACAATCAGGCTTTGGCGCTCGAACAATCTTTGTCTTTGCCATTCCTTGACCTCAAAAAAATTTAGTTACTCAGCCAGTATCTCACATCCCTTTTTCTATCTGCATAGCGCCCACCGCAGGGATGGCGCGGGAGAAACGCATGTCCGAAAAAACGCATACCCCCGGCCCGTGGACTGTCCGCGCCGTACCCAATGTCGGCTTGATTGGTCATACCGGCTACGCGATCGACTTCAACGAAGATCAGGAGCAGGTGGTGGACTTCGTCTACGAAAAAGCTGATGCGCACCTCATTGCCACCAGCCCCAAGTTGTTACTGGCGCTTGAGGATGCCGTGACAATTCTTGAGCCGATCGGCGAGCAAATACCTGATGTGGCGCGGCGCATCGTCGGCTACCAGCGAGTCATTGACCAGGCGAGGATGAAGTGATGACCAACACCAACTTGCGCATCTGGGAGCAGGTGCAGACCACCGACACCAGGTTCACCAAGAAAGCCAAGGTGAACGGTCAAGACATCACAAGCCTGAGCGGTACAGCGATGGTCATGAAGGCCACCGAGCTTTTTGGCCCGGTTGGCATAGGCTGGGGCTGGAAGGTCGTCGAAGAGCGTTTTGATGAAGGCCACGAAATCTATACCGGCGAGGGCGACAAGCGCGCCTGCATCGGCCGCGAGATAGGGCACACGGTCAAAATCGCTCTTTGGTTCATACAGGATGGCCAGCGCGGCGAGATTGAGCAATACGGCTGCACGCGCTACCAGTACAAGACCAGCTACGGCATGACCACCGATGGCGAGGCGCCCAAGAAGTCCCTGACCGACGCCATCAAGAAAGCCCTGTCCATGCTGGGCTTCAGCGCCGACGTATTCCTCGGGATGTTCGACGACCAGAACTACGTCCAGCAGCTGCAGGCCGAGCAGGCGATCGAGCAGGCCGAAGACCGCCAGGCCGAGATTGAACGCCAGCAACAGGAGCGCCTGGACTTCATCAAGGAAACGATCGAGACCATGCAGAAGGCGGTAACGCCGCATGAACGCAAGAAAATC